TCTCTCGCGGGTCGTCGGTCAGAGTCAGAAGCACCAGCAAAGCGACAACCAGAGCCACGATCAGCGTCCCCGCCACGGCCCTGCCACCCGAGCCCCACTTCATCCCACCACCTCCTGGGGATCTATGACCTCGACGCAGTTAGAGCAGTAGGCTCGCGCGGCGATTTGCCAGTGGGGCGCTGCATCGGGTCGAAGGATGCGCCCACAGCGGGCGCAGAAGAAGGTGTGACCAGGGCGGGGAGTGAAGCGGCCTGCGACACGATCACTACTGAGGATGTAGCGGCCTGGGGTGACGGTCTTGTAGACGCGGATGGGTGCGGTCATGCTGTCTCCTTTTGTAGCTGGACGATGAGAGAACGCGCACGCTCGGCGTCCTCGGAGATGGCGTCAAAGGTGGAGGAAGGACCGTCGCCGTGCCGCAGCTTTCCTTCGTCGGCGAGGAGAGAGATGTCGCAAATGAGGGCTTTCAGCTTGAGAAAGCGTCTGGCGCGTGCGGTCATGGCGCGCTCCCTTCGGGCCAGGTGATGCGCACAGACAAGGTGCGGTAGCCCAGATAGATATGGAGTGACGTACCCTCGTGGCCGATTAGATCATGGCAGACGTAAAACCCAAAGCCAGGTTCAGCGGCATCCCGGTCTGAAGAGAACTTGACTCGCGGAAGCGGGCTAGACCATTTCATGGCTCTACTCCGTCTAGCTCGAAACGCTGTCGCCAACAGATCGCATCTTCGCGGAGAGCGGCGTATTCGGCCTGGGAAAGCTCGCGCAACTGGACAAAGGTAGCGTCTGCGTCATCAAAAAGCGCGGCGGCGTGATTGGCCTCCCCGGAGGTCGGGAGAAGGTTGATGGCGCCAGAGAGTTGACCGAGCTGGATATCGAGTGTATTGATGAGGGTGAGAAGATCAGGGGTCTCGCAGTCCACCGTGAGACCGCTCGCCATCGTGTAGCCCTCTTCAGCCGCCATTGTCCTTCTCCTTCCGCCGGTGGGGATACTGCATTGCGTCAGCGTACGCCTGCTGCCACAGCTCCAGGGTTTCCATGCCCCGCTTGATCTGCATGCTTGCCCTCTCCACGACCTCGATTCCACTTTGAATCTCCGCCATGACCTGCAGGACGGCTGCCTCCAAGACCTGGATTCCGCTCTGAATCTGCGCCGTGGCCATCCCCGCCTGAAACACGGGCACCTCGGTCAGCGCCAGCATCTCCTCTCTCGCTGCTCTCACTGACATCGCCGCCTTCCCCTTTCATTCGCCCCTACCATGGCTTGGGCCTGCTCAGATCAGCTCCTCCACCATCTCGCCCGCCTCTTGCTTCTCGCCTACTGACTCGGGCCGGTACTTGGGATACAGACGCATGAGCTTTGTCAGTACCTCGACGATCCGGTCATGGCTCGGGCCGTTAGCACCGTCGCCGCTCAGTGCTGTCTCGCGGGTCATGGGGCAACCTCACGCTCAGGGGTGCTCGCTGTAGCTCGCTCGTGCCCGTTCTCGGCCAAAAAAACAGTCATGATCTCTTCGCGCTTCTCAGGGAATCTCTTCGCTAAGCGGCGCAAGACGAGCCGTCCGGCCCGCCGTTCTCCGCCGTACATGGCTGTCATCATTCGCATGCTGATGCCCAAGCACTCCGCAAAGGCACTCTTCGTCATATCCCCCCGGCAATTGTCGAGCAACTCCACTAGAGTCATTCTGGCTGCCTCCTCTCGTTATCCGCGCACGTCTGTGCCTATTGTAGCACAGGTGGGCCAAGAAGTCAATACCTTTGGAGGGTGAATCTGTGCGAAATACGGCACAATCGTGCCATGTTGGGTTATAATAGGAGCATGCTAGAGGAGATGAGCTTCGGGGAACGGCTAGATCAGCTGATGGATACGCTTGATCTCAAGGCCAAAGAGTTGGCCCACGAGTCGGGCGTCTCCCACCGACACATCAACGCGCTTACAAGCGGCGAGCGCAAGGACCCATCATTGAGCATCGCCACCATGCTTGCCCGCGCCCTCGGCGTCTCCCTCGACTGGCTTGCCGGGCTACCGAAGGGGAATCCGGGGCAGTTGGAGCCGGACGAGAAGCACTTGCTGGACCTGTATAGGAGACTGCCGCCAGATGGCCAACGGCTCATGCTTGGCACCATGAGTCTGGCGGCTGAAATCAGGATGGGGAATGAGGAAGGCACTGGCGGAGAAGGACTTTGAGCCAGTACCAGAGCTGGGCTAAGGCGAGGCGAACGCGGTATCCGCGCATGGGCATACAATTCTCGGAGCTTGGAGCCTCACTGCTCCACTATCAATAATACGTCCAGAATCGCCGATCTTAGTGAAGATTGCGTCAAGAGGCAGGAATCATGCGGCGTATCCTCATGGTAGTTCTGGCACTTCTGCTCATCACGGGTGCCTTCTTGGCTGGTCAGCTTATGCCCCAGATTGGGCCGGAACTCTGGGATCCCATGGCGACACGTTTTCTTGAGATGCGTGAGGTAACCGTCGTGGTGTACCGCACCGTACAGGTTCCAGTGATCGTACGTGTGGCTGAGACCGTGGTGGTGCCTCTCGCTATCACTCCAGCACCTGGTGTGGTGGAGTGCCTAGCGATCGGGGCTTACTTGAAAGCTATGGCCGAAGTCCAGGAAGAGCGCAGCGACATCCTTGAAGATGAATCCCGGTGGCGCGAGAAAAGCAGCGAGCAATCGGCAGAAGTTGTGAAAGAACGCTGCACCGAGTTCTGGGAAAGATGGCGTGACCTCTGGGCTGAGAGCGGCAGCGTCTCCCCTCCTGCACTTCTGCGAAAGGCCCATGACGACTTTCAACAGTCAATGGAACAGAAGCTGCGATCTTTGGAATATCTCCAGGCATATTACCAGACTGGTCTGGAATCCGACAGGGCCAAATCGAATGAAGCACTCACACGAGCCAATAGGTTCGCCCAGGATTACGGCTACGAGGTGGATCAGGTCATGCGACTCTGCTCTGGGGAATGACGCGAAGGAGAAGCCCTGATGCCTCATCCTCCCGACATTCGCCTCTTCCCCCGCTGGGTCTATCGCGCCTTCTACGCCCTCCACGCTGTCGCCTACCTGATCGGGCTGGTTTCGATCGTGCTTGAGGAGTGGGGGAAGTAAAGTGAAAGGAGGTCAAAATGCCTCGGAGATCGCCCTGGCACTCGGTGAAGCGGGACGTTCATCACAACAACACGAACTGCAACACAGGGAACAACATCGAGCCAGAGAACGTCCGGCAGGGTACCGGGGGCAAGCGTCTATGCCACGAATGCGCGGACCTGAACCGAAGGGGCCGCTAGAAGACCAGTTCCCAAAACGGTCCGGTGGGTTCTCCATCTATGATGTCCCAAACTCGCCGTAAAGCACTCGGACCCAGGCCGTTCTCCGCTGCGACGGCGAAGGCCCTGAATCCTTCGACCTGAGTGCCCTCGAAGCGTACAGTCGGTTCAGGATAGGGATGGCCGTCTCCTCCCTGGCAGGAGGCAAAGGTCTCTACGCCAGCCTCTCTCAGGATGAGTACAGCTCTCTTTATGCCGGGGTCGAGGGGCGGTTCAAAGTCTTTGTCCCTCGTTTTCTCGATCTGTGCAATGGCGTCCACATTCGGTCTCCAAGGACAGTATACCATGTTCCGCGTCGTCATCGTAGCGGCCGTCTCAACCACCGCCCAGGCCACTGACCAGAAGGCCAGCATCCCCCAGCAGCTCGAGGCCTGCCGGGAGGTGTGCGAGGCCCGAGACTGGCGCGTCGCGGCCACCATCGAGATCCCCGGCCACTCGCGGAACTACAACTGGCTCCACGAGATCATCCGCGACTGCCCGGGGTATGGTGAGATGGTGGGCCTGGTCGAGTCGGGCCAAGTGGACCTCATCGTGGTTCGGGACTACGACCGCCTCTGGCGCACCGACGCACTCCGGGCCCAGCTCATGGCTCTCTGCCGCGAGCACCACGTCCAGGTGTACAGCCTCAACCAGCCGGTCGAGCCCGTCTCGCCCGGGCTGATCGCCACACACGATACGGGCCAGCTTGCCGAGGTGCTGTTCGGCTTCATCTCGGAGCAGGAGAATCGCACTCGCCAGCGCCGCCGTCGGGTCGGGATGGAGAATCGCATCAAGCGAGGATTCCACGGCGGGAGCACGCGCCCGTATGGGTACCGGCTATCGGGCCAAGCCGATGTGCCCATGCAGATAGAGGAAGATGAAGCCCGCTGGCTGCGCTGGATCTTCCAGAGAAGAGCCGAACGGTGGGGTTATGGGCGCATTGTTCGAGAACTGAACAGGCTCGGGGTAGCAGGCCCAACTGACGATCACTGGCGATACAACACCGTGCGCTACATCCTCAACAATCCCGTGTACGTTGGAACTGTGCAGTGGGGGAAAGCGGTCAACGAGGATGGGCGCCATGAGCGGGTGATCAGCGCCGATCTGTGGCAAGCGACGCGTAAAGTCCACGGGTTCAACCTCACACCGCACTTTGCGGCTCGGCACACCCTCTCAGGCTTGACCCGCTGCGGGTTGTGTGGTTGGGGAATGGTGTACTCTCGACCCTACTTGCGCTGCAATCGTTATATGCACACGAGCGGACGCGAATGCCAGTCAAACGCGATCAGGGCGGACGTAGTGGAAAAGCACATCTTCGACCGAGTGAGAGAAGTATTGCTCGACCCCGTTGCGTTCGCCGAAGCACGTAGGAATCAATCAGACCGCGAGCCTCTCGACCAGGAACTGACAGCGGTGAATGGCGAGCTGGCCAAGGCGGAAGCTGCCTGGAGCCGATGGGACCACCTGTTTGAGATAGGCGGTATTACGGCGGACGAGATGCTGCGACACCGAGAGCGGCTGCTGGGCCAGGTGGCGCGACTTCAGGAACGGGGCGAAGAACTCAAACAGGAACGCGGCACCCTAGATCGGGCCCTAGATCAAGTGGTGACCTTGAGTCAAGTCGTGGATACATTGGGAATGATGTCTCCCACTGAGCTGAGAGAACAGGTCTACGGACGGTTGATAGACACAATCGAACTCCGTCAAGGCGAGGAACCGCGAATCCTCTGGCTGTAACCTATTATCCTCTGTCCTAACGGACTAGCGCAGGTTACACCCCCGTCCTCTCAAGAGGAGCGCCGAGGGGCGCGGCCGCCCAAACCACGCCCCCCGGCAAAGGTGAATCCCCCAGCGGTAGGTCAGGCCGCCAGGGACGGTAGTGATCTAGTTCTTGCGCGGTCCCACGCCCGCCTTGCCCAGCAGGTTTAGGACGCTCTCATATCCATAGACGGCCAAGGTCGCTCCAAAGAAGCCGATCAGAATCGCCACGAATAGGCCCTCCGATGTGGGCTTCCATCCACTGGCAATGCACTGTGCCACGACGGCCGCCACCAGCGCAAGGCCGAGTACCAGCAGTGTCGTGTATCGCCAATCAGGGAGGTAGCTCTTGAGCCACTGGGCGACCAACGTAGCGAAGACGGCCACGCCGCCCACGGTTAGGATTGCCTGCACGCTGATAGGAAACTCGATTCCCATGTCTCTCCTTTCATAGTTTGATGCGCGATGCCAACATGGCCGCAATCGCGGCGAAGCCGTCAATCACGCCGATGATGCGCGCCTCCACCTTGCGTGTCTTGTCGACCTCCGCCAATTCTGAGCGTAGTTGCTTGTCCTGATTGAAGAGCGTCGTGATCTGCTCGCCGTGGCGGGTGAGCGCGTCATGGTCTTCCCGCTGCCGTTCCAGGGCCTGGCTGACCGTGGTCTCCACCCGGTCGATCTTCTCGCCGAGGAACTTCAGGAGCATGGCGTTGGTCACGGGTCGCTCGTTGCGACTAGGCTCGGTCATCGCGTTTTCCCCTTAGTTCGGTCTGTCGAAATGCCAGGTAGCCCCTCGCCAGCTCGTGCGATTGCCTCTACGGTCGAGAGGAACGAGACGCTTCTGACCTTCTTCAATGGCCTCCTCCACTAGAGCGCAAACCACGTGCTGCATGTCGTCGGGCTCCGTGTAGAAGACCTGGCTGAGTGTGAACTTGGAAGGGGTGTGAATCTCAGGGCTGATACGCTCGCCCAGCCCCTCGTCTCGTGCATATTTGTGGAACCACGCCTCCAGGTTCACTGGGATCACATGTCGCTGCATCAGGTCGCCCATGTACCTTTCGTAGCTCGCGTCAACAGCGGGCAGCTCCGGCAGGGTAGCTATCAGATCACGCAGTCCGTAGACGACCGGATGTGGTCGCCCGTCCTTGTACCACAGCCCGTGCCAATGCTCGCCCAGAATCCAGAACGTCAGGCCCCTCACCATCGGATCGCTGGCCAACAACGTCACCCAGTCGAGCAGAGCTTCGACCGCGATGGCGGTGCCGTCGTGGGTCACTCCGCATTCAGTGATCCAGATGTCCATTGGCTTGGGGAAGTAGCTGGCGTAGGCCAGGTATCGCTGACCGCCCCAAAGCTCGTAGACCACCTGCTGGGCCGTCAGGCCGAACATAGGTCTCACGTAGATGTGCGCGTAGTATTCATCTGCCCGCATAAGCGCGTCCCGGCAGAGGCAGGATGCTATGGCAGCATTGCGATGGATGCCCTTCAAGGCCAGATCGTCAGTGGCCACCTCGGGTCCGTGCATGTAGTAGTGCTCGCCCTGGGGATCCCCCTTGAAATGCGCATCATGGTTCCCCGGCGTCAGGGGCGTGAACCCGATGTTGAAGGTTGGGTTGTGGGCCTTCAGCACGTCGTAGCAGAAGCAGAACACCTCGTTGAACTGCCTGATGTCGCTCTCGCGGGGCCCAAACCCCTCCCACTGTGACCATCGAGGCATGTTCTGCTCGTTGAAAATCTGCATGTGGCGTTGGCCCATCGGGACGTACTCACAGAGTTCGTCCATCAGCCGCTTGACCTCTTCCAGCCAAGCAGGGACAAAGTCATAGTTCGGATGCTCCCTGTCCCCGAAGCGCCCCGGATCAACGTAGGGGCGGGGGATAAAGTGGCAGTAGGGATTGATTCTGAGGATTCGCCGCAGCTCATCGGCCCCGATCGGCTGACTGTGCCAACCGTAGTTGGGCAACCAGGTCACGGCTGTCGGAGGCAGGAGCGCAAGGATCTCCCAGTCCAAGGCCGTGATCTCACCTTCGTTGCCCAGGTGATGACCTACTATGTCGCGCATGTGTCCCCTTTCAGGGCGATGCTCAGTCCCCATCCAGCGTCATCGCCGTCCTGTTCCCATTCGCGTCCAGGGTTGCGGTCACTCGTGCCTTGGCATCCGCATAGTCGCGGGCGGTGAAGGTCGTAGTGCCTCCGCCAGAGCTCTTCCCGGCAAGGACTGAGAGCAGAATGCGCACGATCTTTCGCAACGTGAGGGTCTCTACTACTTCATCGAGCACCGCATCTCCTACGGCGCCGGCGGCCAAGTCGTTCCAGGCATCCTTCAGGTTGTCCGTCTTGGCCTTGATCGCGTCAATGAGTAGGTCGAGCCGTCCGCCATTCGCCCAATCCGTCTGAAGCTCGCCGGTGTCGGCCAGGATAGTAGCGAGGTCGTTCAGCGCCCCGGCATCTGGCAGGTTGTCGGTGACAGCCTTGATAGCCGCAATCTCGGTGTCGAGGTATGCTGCTATGGTAGCCAGTTGCCCGTCAATGTCGCTGTCATCTGCGGGGTCAGCTGGCAAGTTGTCTGTTTTGGCTTTGATGGCGTCTATGAGCGCGTCCAGCCTGCCGTCGTTGACCCAATCGGTTTGCAGCTCGTTCGTGTCGGCGAGCACCGTCGCCAGGTTGCCGCCCGCCTCGAGTGCCGCGCCGTCTATCTGATCGCTCAGCGTCTCCAGCGTGTCGCTATCCGCGCCCACACGGGCAACCTGCGTCGCGCCGGTGTCTCCCGCAGCCAAGGGGAACGCCGTGCTCTCGTCGAACTTGCTCGCCGTGATCGCGTCGTCGGCCAAGCCATAGCCCGTCTTGTCGCTGACTACGTTGGCGTCTACCTCGGCCTCGATCTGGAACGTGTGGCTCATCGTCCCCACGTCGGAGTCCACCGTGGCCTGGATGTAGATGGTGTAGCACTTGCCCTTCTCAAAGCCGCTGGCCGCGGTCAACTGGAGCCGCTCGGTGTAGAAGCCGGTGGTGTTGGCGTCGTCCAACTTGGCCATGTCGCCCGTGACGATGGGCGTCCCCGTCTCATCTTCATAGATGCGATAGGCCGGGACCGCATCGGCATCCGTCGCCACCCCCGTGTCCGGGTCGTGCGTGTTGGCCGGAAAGGTCAAGTAGTCATCGATCTTGAAAGAGCCTAAATAAGCCATGTTCTCACCTCACAACTTGCCCGCCGAAGATCAGCGAGTGAATGCCCTCTTGGGCGAAGATAGGGAGGGCCGCCCCCTCTGCTGGAGGCGTCCCTATCCTCTCATCCGCCGCCTCGATGCTGTCCCAGTAGAGGTCTTTGCCCGCGTTCTCCACCCAACGAGCCATTGCGCCAGCGGTGAGATATAGGGGGCTAACAGTTCGACTAGCTCCACCGGTCTTGGTGTACTCAGTCCCGTCAACGAAGACCGACATCTGGAGGTTCTCACCAGAGACGTCGAACTTGATCTCTATCTCATACCACTGCCCCGTGCTCAGGTCGGCTCCGGTATCCCATTGCAGCCCCTGAGCAACATTGTCTCGGTACGTTACCCACAGGCTTCCATCCGAACACTTGATGTTGAGCATCATCATGGCGTTGTTTTCGCCACTGACGTTGAGGCCATCCGCGTCGTTGCTGAAACCAAAGATGACATGCTTTCCGTTGCTCGCCTCTTCGGATGTGCCCAGAGAAACGATATACAGGAACGCTCTGGCGAAGGCAATGTCCGCTACGGGGAAAGTTATAGCATGTCCTGTATCCGCATAGCTGGCCGCACTTGTGTCGTCCACCTCACAGTGAGCCGACCACGTGGAGCCGCCATAGGCCTGAGCGTTTGAGGCCGCAACCGCACCATCGCCGTTCGCGCCCGAAGCATCGGCGTCAGTCAGGTCGCCCTCTTCCCAGTCGCGTATGTCAGTTGGTGCGTTGGTGAGAATCGTGGTCATCCTGAAAGCTCCGCAGGAGATTCGCGTTCCTCTGGCGGCACGTACTCCTCAAGGGCCGCCTCCCACCAGTCATCGGGCACTCTAGTTCCATGCCGGTACATGTGAATGCCCACCCACCCCGTGGCTCTATCATAGACGTGAACGTACAAGTCCCACCTGCCCTCGTGGACTTCCTGCGTCTCCAGGGTGGATTTGACCTCAGCCTCTAGCCCCGCCTCCGACGACAGCGACGTAGAAATGGCCGCCGCGCTGATGGCCTTGTCGTCTACCCGTATGTCATTCGCTCTAGTGCTGATTAGGCGGGGCATTCTACTCCTGTTGCCACGCGCTGCGCTCGTCTTGGAAGGGCATCCTAAGCACCAACCCTCTCAAGTCGTCTGCAATCCGGCGTGCCGTGTGCCATGAAAGCTCCCTACGTCTCTATGGTCATCTTATAGCCCGTGATGTCTATGGTGCAGGTGTCTCCTGCTAGCCCACCGGTGAAGCTCGCCTGAATCTGGTCGCTGCTATCCAGTAGAGTCATTCCGCCCCACACACTCCTCACTCCCGCCCCGAACGCCTGTATCTGCTCGTAGAGCGGGACGTTGGTCTCGTCGTGCCGGTTCGAGATCAGGTGCGCCGTCGTCGCCGTGGTTACGTCTCTCGATAGAATCGTGGTTACGATCCAATACTCCCCCCCAGGCACAGCCGTCGTGCGCAGATAGCCGTCAGCGCCCGATATGGCTCCTGCGTAGTGCTCGGCCAGCACGCCCTTGAGACTGAAGACCTGATCCTCGCCCCTGACGTGGAGCTTCTCGCACCCCTCCTTGTCGAAGTGGACGACTTTCATAGTGATGCTCGCTCCTCTGCCACACCGTCGTAGTCCACCTCGTCGGCGTTGGTGGCCTTGGCCCGCAGCGTGTCCCCGGGGTTCAGCACCTTGAGATCGGAGAGGAAGATTGACTCATGCGGGGCAAGCGATGCGTAGAGCACCTCGCGCGAGCTAGAACCCACTCGCCTCACGTAGAGCTGCACGACGTTGGTATTGGCCGCATGGGTGTTGTTGAGGCTCAACTCCCTAACGTAGGAGAGGGCTCCGGCTGCACCCGTGTAGAGCACGCCCTCGGCGGCTGGAAGCTGCCCCTCTATCGGCTCAAGATGCAGCACGTACCTCTCTCCTTGAGGATCCACGAACACGACCAGCGGCGTGGCCGTGGGAGGCTCGTACTCCCCGAACTCCGTCCAGTACGGGTACCCCTGGGGCCAGTGGAAATATGTCTGCGGCCAGTAAAAGTAGGTCTGCGGCCAGTACCCGGTTGCCATTAGCTGTCATCTCTGCTCATCACTCGGAACCGACAGCCCACCACATGATGTCCGCCACTGCCCCAGCAAAACCATTCAAGACAATCCCACTCAGATCAAAGCCGGTTGTTGAGACATTGGCCACAAAAACAGTCAATTCTGGATGCGCTACATTCAAGTGGGTGAGGAAGATATTGGGCGTACCTGTGAATTCCACGGGAAAGGTCACGGGCGTGGCTGTGATGCAGGTCGTCTGAGAGCAGACCCCTATCGTAAGCCGCTTCACGCCCGTCTGCATTCGTACTGCCGTTGGCGTATAGTCAGTAGTACCTTGCACAGCCCAATTCGTTGCGTGGCCGCCCTGCCTTCGATAGAACTGGGGCACGCGGTTGCCCACCTTGGTGTCGTCCACGGCGTTCGCGCCAATCTTGGCCGCCGTCACCGCGCCTGTGCCTATCTTGGCGGCCGTAACATTCGCATCCTTGATCTTCGCGGTCTCCACTGCGTTCGCTGCGAGGTGTACAGCGTCTATTGAGCCATCGGTGTAGTGCTCGGAGTTGACCGCATCGTTTGCGATCTTGGCTCCGGTGACCGCATCTGCCCCAAGCTTGGCGTTGGTAACCGCGCCGTTGGCGATCTTGGCCCCCGTTACCTGCGCGCTCCCGATGTGCTCTGTGTTAATCGAGCCCGCTGCGATGTGCTCGGAGTTGACTGCGTCATCAGCGATCTTGGGGGCTGTAACGGCACCATCCTCCAACCTCCCTGTGGCGACGGCCTGGGCCGCGATGTGGGCCGTGTCTATCGAGCCGTCCACGTAGTGCTCGGAATCAATCGCGTCATCAGCGATCTTGGCTCCCGTGACCGCGTCGGCGGCTAGCTTCTCAGTTGTTACTTGCGAGTTGCCAATATGTGCGGTGTCAATCGAGCCCGCTGCGATGTGCTCGGAGTTGACTGCGTCATCAGCGATCTTGGCACCCGTGACAGCATCAGCACCGAGCTTGGCGTTCGTGACCTGGCCAGCCCCGAGGTGCGCAGTGTCGATAGCCCCGGCCACGATGTGCTCAGAGTCAACTGCATCGTCTGCGATCTTGGTACCATCCACTACGTCGGCTGCCAAGTGCGCCGTGTCAATCGAACCGTCCGTGTAGTGCTCGGAGTCCACTGCGTCGTCTACGATCTTCGCTCCTGTGACCGCGTCCGCAGCAATCCCCGCCGTAGGTATCTGAGGCCCGTGCCCGGCCACGCCAGTGTGGGTGTGGCTCCCCACGTCCACACCGTCGAACGTCACGCCCGCAACGGCGGTCACGTTCTTGCCAATGGTCAGGGCCTCTTTGACGATGCTCAGGAGAAGCTCGCCGGCCGCGTTGCGGAAGCGCGCTACCAGAGAGTTGGTCGTGTCCTTGTTGCGAACGTCCGCGGCGTAGTTATCCGCGTCGTCAACCTCGGTGAGAACAAGGGGATTCCCCTTCCCCTCGTCGCCCTCCCAAGCGTCAATGATCTGGTTGAGCTGAGCGGATTCAATGTCTTCTGTCGCCACGGCTCTCTTGAAAGGAACCGTCATTTGTCACCTCCACACATCGCCACCATCCCAGGTCGAAGAGTCCCAAACGCCGAAGCCCGCCTCGGGCAGGTCCGTCTCCTCGACCTCAAACTCGCTCATCCGAATCGTGGCCACGACCTCACGGGGCAGGTCGCCCTCTTGCTGTACCTCCCCCTCCTGGACGGACGGCCCGACCAGCACCTGCCGATCAGTGCCCAGCACATCCGTGAGCGTGACCGCCCGCTTGCCCTTGGCCAGCGCCTTCAACTCGCCGAGGATAGTGGCGCCCGACCTGCGGCACTTGCCCATCCTGCCTCGCAGAGGCAAGTCGTCGGCGCAGCGCACCGCAGCGGTGATAAGCTGGACGGTCTCGGGGCGTTCCACGCCCCTCACGACCAGGCTGCGAACGTTGAGGGGTGCCGCGCTGTTGGGAATCGTGTAGTCCAGGCGCAACTCGATCTTGCTCCCCGTAACTCCGCCGCTGGGCAAAGCCATGACGTGGCGGAGCGGAATCGCCGCCCTGCCTGCCTTCGTCCAGGCCAGCCCGTCCACCCGGTAGTACACGTCCACGTAGCGGGCCGCGCTGAGAAGCTCGCCCATGATCTCGACGGACTTCCAAATCTTCACCGTGGTGGGAGTGCCCCAGGAGTGCGCGGGGAAGTAGATGCTGCCCGAAAGCTGGTACCGGCAGTTTGAGTCCTGAATCGGGTTATCGCTGTGGCGGGGGAGAACGATGTATCCCACGTCGGCCCCGATGCCCAGAAACAGCCGGGGATTGGTCCACAGCCCCGAGATGTGAAGACACTCGCACTTCTTGGCCACGATCTTGGCGAGCGGGTGCCAGATCAGCATCCCGTAGGCTTGCTCCTCCCCTTGCGCCGTGCGCCCCGCCAGGACGTAGGTATCTCCACCTGCCGTGTAGAGCGCGGCGAACAACCACCGATTGTCCCCCGCCAGTGCCGTGATCTGGCCTCGAATCGGGTTATCCTCGTCCACGTCCTGGCCTGGCGTCGCGGGCGTTACGAGGAAGCCCTGCGCGCCCAGGTTCCGGTAGTTGAGCAGGCCCCTAATGTGCGGCACCCAGATGCTGCCGTGCCAGCCGGTGGTATTGACGCAGTTCTCAGCGTTCGTGTAGGCCCGCAGTTCAGGAGTGAGGCTTTGAGCCAAGCCGGACGAACCCAGCGCGTAGAGTCCGTTCGTCTTGCCCACGTAGAGGAGCTCGCCCAGCTCAACCATCGAGGTGATAGCACTGCCGGGGTCGCCAACAGGATAGACGGCTCCCCAGTTGGCCGCGGTGGTAGGCGTTACAGCAAACGACTGCACCTGGTGTTGGGTGGTCGAGGCCCAGGCCCGGTCCTTGAAGACCGCTATGTGCCCCATGTAGAGCGCGCTGGCCTGCGACCAGCTTGGCGTGGCCGTGCGCTGCCAGAATGCCACGCTGTAGCCCATCCCCACGTAGACCACGTTGTCGAAGATGGCCACGTCCATCGCGGAGGTCCCCGCGCCAAAGTCCTTCTCCAGCGTCACCTCATCGTCGCTGGCGATCTTCTTGCAGTAGCGCCCCCCAATGCAGAAAAGCTCGCCCTCGTGCTCAAAGAAGCAGTTGACGTTGGCGGAGCCCTCGATGGTCAGGGTCTCGATGTGGGGTCCGGGGATGATCTGCTCGGGGAATCGCGCGTCGGTGTTCACCGCGTAGCGGTAGCGGCCCTCGCCCCGCTGTATCTCATCGCCGTAGCCGAGGTGAGCCGTCCGCCAGACCATAGGAATCTCGACCGTGGGATCCTGGTTTCCGTACAGCATCTCGCCCGGAGTGCGTTGGGCGATGGAAGCGCCTACGGTCTGAACCTGCCAGGCCCGACCGCCGCGGCCAAGTTGCCCACGGCGGGCAAGCATGTAGCCGAGCTCGTTGAGCGTGAGATCAAAGGCAGGATTGCGTCTCGCCATGCCTCACCTCATCCGCTGGACTCGGATCGTTTGGCGGGGTGCGTAGACCCTGCTCTTGGCTGCAAACGCCGCCGCCGCCCGGGCCCACTCCTGCCCGTAGCGAGCGTTGTCCTCCGCAGGGCCGGGGCGCGCAAGCCAGCGATAGATCTCCATGAGCGCGGCTGCTTTGGCCCATTCCAGGGGGCAGTTGGTCTCCGCGGTATCCGAGGCCAGCGCCTCATAGGGGCGGAAGGCGAGCAAGACCATCTCGTCGTAGCTGATGGGGTCAATGTGCAGGGTCAGCACGCCCGCATCCTCGGTGACCTCGAACCAGGGGAGAGAGACGTAGCGCTTCTGCAGGGCCGTGTCGCCCACGACAGCCCGCACGTTCACGACCTGCTCCCTCCTGGTGATCCAGGTGTACTCCGCAAGAGCATACTCGCGCTGGTCGGCGACCACGGTGATGCTCTGCCGGTCGGTGTAGTAGCAGCGCGCCAAGCCGTTGTTGATGAGCCGATCTAGTACCTCCGCGCTCATCAGCGAGTGGATCTCGTACTCGTCGCCGACACCTGGCACGTCCGTCAAACTACGCGCCCAGGCGATCCGTCCATCCGCTGGGACATAGCCCTCTGTCGAGCGGATTCGACGCACCTCGCCGCCCACGACTTTGAGCCAGTTCCCCTCGTACTTGGTGCTCTCCTCGTCCGGGTCCGCGAGCTCGGCGTCGGTGATGCTCGTCGCAGTGGCAGAGTCCACCGTGCCCACGAAACACTCGCCCAGATCCTCCCCAAGCGCTTGGCGGAGGTCCTTCAGGCTCGTTCCCATAGCGAACCTCCGGGGGCGGGCTGCCCCGCCCCCTGCTATTCAGTTGGTGTCAGTGCTCTCAGGCAGTTACGAAGTAGAACAGGTAGACGAAGAAGCGTCCTGCCGTGAAAGCCTCCTCAGCGATGGTGAAGGTGATCTCCTTGGCCGCCGTGGTCTTCACCTGGCCAGTCCCGGTGCCGTCGGGGATGATGTCGCGTCCCCCTTCGTCCCAAGGAGTTCCAGTGCCGATGGCGACAGCGGTCACGATGTCGTTGGCACCCTGAACGCTGATAGCGCCAGTGCCTGCATCAGTACCGCTGGTGCAGGTGGTGATGACATCCACGCCACCGCCGATAATCACGGCGTTGTCAGGAATCGTCACCCCCAGCCCGATGGCACTGATCTCTCCACCATCCTCTGCAAAGTCGTACTCTGCGGTCGCGCAACGAAGGGCATTCAGTCCGCCCGACGGGTCGAAGACCGCAAGATGCTCCTCGTCAACGGACCCATCCGTGTAGTGCTCGGAGTCAATCGCATCGTCTGCGATTAGGGTCGCGTCGATCTGGTCTGCCGCGATGTGCTCCGTGTCGATCGAGCCCGCTACATAGTGCTGCGAGTTGATCGAGTCGTCGGCGATGTCGGTCGCGGAGAGCGCCAACGGGTTGCGTGGATTCAGGAGCGCGTGGGTCAAGTCGCTAACCCAGCCCACCACTTGCGTGGTAGCGCCAGCCGCGAGGCCGCTGTCGCCTGCCGTATCGCTGAGATACAGCGGGTCGCCAACTTCCCCGGCAACAGCAGCAAACGCCGCCTCCACCACGGCCATACGGAAGACGGTGATGGTGTCGCCATCGTCTCCGTCCTGGCCCGCGATGTACATGGCCAGCACCGCTGTAGCAGCGGCCTTGGCCAAAACCCACTCGTTCGAGGCATCAATCCCGATGAGGTCACCTTCGAGCACGTCAGCCGCGAGGAGCACCTTGTCCCTTCCCCAGCCCTGAACAACGGAGCGAGGAGTCGTGTCTGTGTATGTCATTTCTCTCCTCTCGGCCTATGCCATTGCTTCAGCGGTCACGCCGTCCAGCCTGGCCAAAGCCAGAGTCTGGTAGAGGGCCTGACCGCAATACCACTTGATTCGAGTACGGCTCGCGTCCTTAGTCTCCAATTTCTCGAAGAACTCGGTCTCGACGCCGCCGTTCTGGATGCCGCAAAGTCCGTCGCCTTCTCCCAGACGGACAGCAAAGATGGAACTGGTGTCGCCAGTCGTGGGTAGTGCATAGGCGTCGCCGCTGATTGTCTCGGTCTGGAGGAGTTGCTCCGATGCAAGCAGCGGAGTTTCGTTCCATACCCCGAAGTAGTTGCCGTAGTCGTCGCGTTCGGTTCTGTAAGACGCAACGCCACGCAACTTCTCAGACAACACGCGTCGAACCTCTATGCTCATCACGATAAAGCTCGGCCTGCCGCCCTTGATCTTGTCGAAAAGCTCATCGAGCTTTGCAATGGTCAAGGCCGCGCCGGTGGTGCCGCTACCCATGTGAACTTGCTGGTCACTGGTGACTAGCCTGTGGTATCCATCGAAGCCATGAGTCGTGAGCACGCTCCCGTAGATCGACTGATACTCGAACTTGTAGGCCATCAGCTTGCTCTTGATGGACATCTGAGTAGCCATCTGGTCGTTCAAGTTGGAGCGGGTCCTCTGAATGAGCGTGGGCACGTCGCAGTCTTCACCCAACGTGTGAAGGTTGAACGAGACCTGCGTAAACTCGGCTTCACTTGCTACCCATACCCCGTCCACGGGCCGGAAGTTGACACTACCCATCTTGAGTGGGTCTTCCCGGTTGATCGCCAGCGAGTTGCCGACGATCTCGATGAACGGGTAATGCTGGAGCATAGGCGAGACAGTGAGCATCTCTTCCACAACGCCTGGAGCCAACTTGTCTTGCGACAGGTTGGCAGACTCCAACAGGCTGACTGCCATTGTCTCCTACTCCCTTCTATTTCCTGGTCTTGCGCATCTCGGCCAGCTCTGCCGCGATGCGCTCCCTTCCGTGCAACTTGGATTTCCCTGCACTGGGAAGGCCCTGGCCCAGTTGGGGAACTAGCTCGCTCGCTTGCTCGCCCATCTGTTCCTTGGTGATGAGGTCCCGAAGCTCTTTCTCTCGCTTAGGGGTCTGTGCTGTGCTGCGGCGCTCAAGCTCCACCTCAACGCACGCCCGCATGAACTCCGGTAGGCTGGGGTACGTGCTCGCCTTCTTCGCCATCTCAGCCCGGAGGGCCTTGTCGCCAATCGTGCTCAAGGCTTGCGTCTGCATGTTGGTCAGCACACGCCCCAAGCTGTCCTTGGCCAAAGCCTCGACCAGGCCGCTCGTGCGAGACTGCTCGCGCACGTACCGCCCGTACTCCTCATCATCCATCGCGCTCTCGCGTTGCTGCCGGGCCTCCTCTTCCTCCTGCTGCTGACGCTTGAGCCGTTCTTGGTGAAGCATCTTGTCTTTCAGGCTTTGCGCTTGCCGAAATATGGTCGCCTGCGCTTGCTTGCTTTGAAGAAGCTCACCAATCTGCTCCGGCGTGAGGCTCGGCTGCTGGCCAACCGTTTGCTCCTGTGCCCCCGGTTCAGTGCTCGCAGAAGCTGGCGTGGGGGTGGTCGCAGCTTGCGCTATCGTAGCGGGTGCAACGCCACCAGCCGGTTCCTGCGGCTCCTCCCTCTGGGCCTCGGAAGCTGTCTTGCCTGCCATTTCTCCTCCTCCCCTGCGCGGGGAAACAAAAAAACGCCGCTTTTCGGCGGCGTTCGCGTTAGCGACTACCGGGGAAAAGCGGCGTTCCTTTACGGACTGCCCTTATTCAGTTGTTACTTGGAGCCTCTCTTGTGCGCCTTGCGTATTTCGCTGGTGGTCGGCTCTATTTTCAGCCAGCGCTCGAGCGCGTCGAGAATCATCAACAGCCCCTGGCGCAGACCAACCCAGAACTCGCGCTCGTTCACCCTCATTATAGCATACTTTCCAGCCACATTGCAACTGGTGAACCAGCCTGCAAGGGCGATTGCAGCCCTCCATAACCAACGGCCTGGAGCAGCGGAGTCCGCTGTCTCGCCCTGGCCAAAGCCTCCTCTGCCCAGCGTGCGGGGCCGAACGCTGGCCCAGCCAGCCCCGGACCCATTGCCCCCAGGCCCAGGAGCATCTGCATCTCTTCCTCGGGGACTCCGCCGAAATAGCGCGAAAGGAGCGGGTAGGCGGCCCAGAAGCGTCTGCGCAGAGGGTTGGTGCGCCGCGAGATGCCCTGCAACAGATACGCGCCCATCGGGTCTTGCTGCGCGTAGAGGGCTCGCAGCGTAGCCGTGGGCATGTCCGGGACCACCCTGCCCCAGGCTGTGAGGGTACCCCGCGCCCGGCTGACCGCCGCCGTCTCTTCGGGCGTGAGCCCGATGTACTGCGGAATCGCCTGGTACTCTTCGTACAACCCGTAGGCGGTGATGAGGTCGGGCATCTCCTCGACGGCCCAAAGCTCGGCGGGCTCTCCTCGCAGGTCCTGAAGCACGAAGTCTCTGACGTTTCCGCGAATCTTGGTGCGCACCGTGTTGAGCATCCGGTACCTGGCCGCGTCGCTCATGTCAGCGTAAAAGTCTCGACTGATGAGCTCGCGCCACGCTGTGTCCAGCCGCTCCGTAGACAGCTCCATGATCTCGCTTCGCTGCTCCGGCTCGACCTCCATCGGGGTCCCGTTCACCGTGATAGTCCGTCCGGGCTCCTGTATGCCCAGGCCAAACCGCTTCACTTCGGGGATTCGGTAGAGCTTGCGGCGGGCCTCCTTGGTGGCCTCTTCCAGATTGCGATAGGCTCGGCGAACGGGGGCCGTGCCGCGTGTACCCAGGAGCCGCCGAACCACAGGCATCTGGCGCATCTGCTCAAGGGCAGTCAACTCTCGTACCCTGGCCTCACCGGGTACAATAGGCTTGTAGCCCAAGGCCTCCAGCGCAAGATCGCATCCCCACAGGGCGGCCCGACCAGCGCCCGCCGTGTTGTCAACGATGGCAAAGTCAATGTAGCGCGGGCTCACCTTGAACTGCTTGCCCAACGCGATTGCTACCTTGCTCGTCTCGGGCCCGTACTGGTCCTCGGGAGGCCGTCCCTCCTCGCCCTGGGGCACCAAGTCGCGCTTGGTGAACATATCGCGGTTCAGTGCGATCTGTACGGCGGTGCCAATGACCGGCGGCGTGAGGATGGACAGGCTGGGGTCTAGCGGGGACTGCTCTAGCAGCCCCTCAAGACTGGCCCCCAAGAGGACCTCGACGACGCTGCGGTCTTCTTGCTCCCAGGCGGTGTTGAGCATCGCTTCCAGCCCGGCGGTTACAGCCGTTACAATCTCGGCTTTGGGAAGCTTCAGATAGACGGGGTACCTCTCGGCGACACTGCTCGGATAGCGGGGGTCGGGCTTCTCCTGCCCCTCGCCGAGCATCAGGATGTAGTTGTTTCGCCACTCGTAGTCGGGTATGTCCTTCGAGGACTTGAACCTCTTGTTCCACAGCCAGAAGACGATGGCTGGAACGGTGAAGAGCGCCGCCCTCGCCAAGGCCGTGCGCGGGTTGCGGCGGGCCATGTCGAACAACTTGTAGGCCGCCTGCGTTCTTGGGTTGATGAATGGCGCCGCACCTTCATTCAGGACCCGCATCGCAAACCCGGCTTGGTCGAAGTTGATGGTGGAGTTCGCGCACCGGAAGGCCTGCTCCCGCCCCATCAGGCCCTCGTCGGCCAACTTCATCCAGGTCGCCAACCTCGTTCCTTGCTCCATCACCTCGTTAAGCCACGCGATCGCGCGCGGCAGCATGAGAGCAATGTCCTTCACGCTCTTGATCTCGATAGCTGCCCCGATCGGCCTAAGAGCCTCCACCCTCGCCCCGGTGAGTGAGGTTCTCATTATGCCGCCGGTGAAAGCCTGGGCCTGGGCTGCGTCGTGCCACACGTCCTCGTGGCGGATTGTCTTGATGATGCCCTGCGCCCAGGTCTTGCTGAATGGCACCAGGCCCTCTGTCCACCAGGCCATCGCCACATCACGGAAGAGGTTGACCAAGGGGAAGTCCGGGTTGTAGACCACAGCACCCACTCGCAGCGGCCTGGCGATCTTCCTGAGAACGCCGCGAATCAGCCCCGTCTGGTAGGCGTCCAAGCTGTTAGCGATTCGGGCGTAGGGCTCCGCTATGGTCACGGTTTCTATCTTGCCGTCCACCCGGTATTTCACCACACCCCAGCCCTCGCGTTCGTGGTCTCCCCTCTCCACGAGCTTCTTGTCGAACTTTCTTAGCGCTGGCACAAGGCTCTGCTTGGCCAGGTTTCGGGCTACCCAGACCTGCTCTCGGATGACGGAACTGAACCACGCCTCCAGCGGGTCTTTCAACTGGCGCAAGCTGCCTTCCTTCAAGATGCGCTCGCTGAACACGCGAGGAGGCAACGGCTCATCCCCTCTCGATACGCTGGCCCAATCCAAGAGGTCGTCAAACCCTTGGCGGTAGAAGGGGAAGTAGTGCGGGTACCGCAGCCGACACAGCGCGGCGTCTGCTGCGCTGATGTGGCCCCCGCGAACGCCCTCTTGAAGCTTCAACTGGTCGTTGATAGCCCAGAATGCGCGGGCCGCCGTCTCAATCTTGTCCCACAGCTCGGGCGCCAGCGTGGCCTGCATCTCCTCCAAGGCTGCCTCGGGACTCGTCACCCCACCCGGCAGGGCCGCTTCGGGATTGATCTGCTGAAGGTCCAGCATCCGCCAGGCTTCCATGTAGTCCTTCCACTCCTCTACATGGTCGGCGATAGGTCGCAAGACGGGAACGGCGTGTTGCTTGAGGAGCGATTCGGCTCGAATAGCAGCCCCTCCCACCAGGCTGATCTCCTGGTAAACATCCATGCCCGTCTTTCGCTCGACGGCCTTGAGCGGGTCGTAGCGATCCAAGAGCTCCAGCGTCGCTTTGGAGAGAGCGCGCCTTATCCTGTCCTTGAGGGGCGGCTTCTTGGCTACCTCATCACGGCTCTTGCGCAGCAAATCCCATTCGCTGGTGTACTCTGGCACGCCCTCCTCTTCCGGCCACTCTTCGGGCAACTCTTCGGGTGGCGGCGGTGGCGGCTCCTCAGGTGGCGGTGGCACGCCAGGCGGCGCAGCCACGGGCACAAGCTCCTCCTCCGGCTCTTCGGGAGGTGGCGGCTCTATGAACGTCCCTTCTGGCGGCGGTGGCGGTGGCTGTATCGCCGCCATGCTTGGCCTGGGGAGTTCAGGGGCAGGTGCCTCGGGCACAACCTCTGGCGCTTCTATCGCCGTCACCGGGACGCCATATCGCTCCTGCAGGAACTGCGCCAGGGGCTCAACAGCCGCCTCGTGCAAAGCCCCAGGTATAACGAGACCCACAGGTTGCCCGCCTGACCGCACCTCAATCGCCGCTCGCGGCCCATGCTCGTAGAAAGCCGCGTCGGGATAGTTGCGCGCAAAGTGGGCGTAGTAGCGATCCAACATCAGTATCGGAGTGCCGTCACTGGTCTGGAACACCACATAGTCCTTTGGCGGCAGGATTCTCTCCAGCCGAGTCCCCTTGCGTTCTGCCGCTTTCGTGACGCCCACCGGCGTGAGCCTGGTGCCTGGCTCCCCAGGTACTATCTGGCCGAGGTTCATTTCGGTTGACCTCACGCGAACGTCGGCGTACTGCTCGGGCAGATCGGCTCCAATCTCGGCAAGGAAGCCGTCCGACCAGGCTTGCTGCTCGCCCAACTTGCCAAGCACGATTTCCTCAACGGCTGGCAGGTTCCTCTTTCGCAACACAGCCTTGAGTTCCTTTGTGGAAGGCTCGAATCCCACGGGCGGCCCGGTCTCTTCAGGTTCCGGCCACTCCGGAGCAGGCTCCGGTGCAACCTCGGGTACAACCTCCGGAGCAGGCGCCACAACCGTAGTCGCCGCCTCGTACCTCACCTGGATGCGAGGATTCAGCCGGGTCCCGCGATTCCGGATCCCTAGCTTTGGCCCGTCCGGCGTAAGCTGGTACAGCGTCCAACCGTCAACCACGGGGAGGTTATCCAGCTCTGCCTGTTCCTGCATCTCTTCCCAGGCCCGGAACTCCAGGCTCCGGTCGGCGGAGTTGCTCCACTGCACCGGCTCATACTCCGCCGCTTGTGCCCTGTCTCGGGCCCGCTCCAGCAGGAGATCGCCAGGGCTTCCCTCAAGAGGCTCGAAGGCTGCCTCCTCATACTGCTCGGGCACCTCCGGCAGAGCTTCCTCTGGCAGCGGCGCTATTCCGGGCAGTACTGGCTCCTCTCCCACTGCGGGTACAACTGCCGGTGCTATTTCGGGGGCGACGGGCCCCACCGGTTCCATCGGCTCCACAGGTTCCAGAAGTTCCGCAACAACTGGCGGTTCACTCGGCGGACCCAACGGTGCCTCAGCTTCCGGGGCCACTCCCTCCGTGATCGCCACGGCCTCTTCGCTTGGTGGAACAACGGGCACCTCCTCTTCGACCTCTGGGGGCACGGGTTCCGCGGCTGGCACCTCGCCACGCAGTATCTGCGCAGCCTCCTCCAACTTGTCAGCCGCCGCCTCCATCGGCGTCCTCTCGGGGGCCGCTTCTGGGACTACCTCCGGGGGCGCTTCTTCGGGCAGGACCTCGACGGGTGGTGCCACCGCCTCAGGCACGGCCTCGGCCTCCAGTATCTCCGCTTTGGCCTGGGCAATGGCAGCCTGCTCCGCTTCCAGGGCCTCGGTCAGGTCTGGCATCTCGGTCGCGCCTGCTTCGAGCGCGGCCTGAATCAGTCGCACCTCTACCCGCAGCCGGGCCAGATCCCCCGCCTTGGCGAACGGCTGGGCAAGCAACTCAACCCACTGCTCACGTGCTTTCCCGCCCCGCTCGATCCTTCTCTCAACGACACCGATCTCCTTGGCGATGCCCTTCACTCTGTTGTTGAGCCGTCTCAGCCATCCCTTCGAGCTGGCGTCATCTTGCACATCGAAACTCTGCGTGCCGTAGTGCGGCACCACACCAGGACGAAGTGGGTTCGTGCTATACAGCGTCAAGTGAGCCTGCTGAAGAGGCGGACTGTACGCAATCTCCATCTCGAAGCCCTTGAACTCTCCAATCGTCTCGTAGTAGTAGGGCCTTTGCTTGTGCGATGGCAACACGGCATTCTTGATCTGCCATTTCCTGCCCCAGGCCTTTTTGTGCGCCTGGATATAGTCCTGGAGGGCTTGGCCAGCACGCTTCTGTTCTGTAACCCGCTCCTCGCCAAGCGTCAGGGAGAAGCCCGTGGCCTCGGCCTGAGTGAGGTCTTGTCTGAGCTGCGCCAGGGTCTGCTCTCGCCAAGCTTGATCGTCGGCGCCATCTCTGAGACCTTTCTGCCCGCGAAGCCGCTGGTCGAACCAGCGTCCGTATGCGGCCACCACCTTCACAAGCTGATTAGACCGGACTGCCTCTTCATAGGCCAGCGGGTTGCCTGTAGCCAGAGACCGCATCTTGGCCGAATCCAGTATGTCGGAGTCGGTGCCTTCTATGGTGCGCTCCAAGACGTTGCGCTTCATCATGCTCTTGATGGCCCGCCACTTGGCCTCCACGGTCTGCCAGATAACGCCGTCAAAGGAGCCCTCACAAAGGTACTGGTAGATCTCCACGCCCAGGCCGGTGTCGGTCACCTTCCCCTCGGCATCGAAGACAGGACCGTACACCTCGTTGCCCATCCGCAGTATGCGGCCCTCTCGCTGCTCAATGTCGCGGGGTCGCCAGGGTGTGTCGATGTGGTGCAAGGCTCGCACTCGCTCCTGGACGTTCACGCCCACGCCCAGCTTCTGGGTCGAGCCGATGAGCACCCGCACACGGCCACTGTTGACGCCCTCGAATAGGGCCCCCCGTTCCAGATCCGTCTTGGCGTCGTGGATGAAGGCGATCTCTTTGACTGGGATGCCCTCATGCACCAGGAGGCGCTTGAGCTCCCCGTAGGCCGTGGTGAAGTACTTGCCTTCCTCTTTCGTCTCCAGGTCCAACAGGGCCTCGGTCGTCTCCTCATCCAGGTCGAAGGCGTCCTGCATAGCCCGAGCTATCGCCTCTGCGGACTTCGGGGTGCCCATGTCCGCGAACACCAACTGGGTGCCCTTCTCCTCCATCGTCTCGCGGTAGATGCGCGCAATGTTCTGTGAAGCCTTGGCCAGCTTGCCATGCAGCTCGAACTCGGGTGCTGGGACGTTCGCGGCCAACGGGTCTCGGCTGACCACATCCGCCACCATTCGAGGATCAAGGGCAGCAAGCCTGGCGTGTGTGTACAGCTTCAGATAGTTGTCTTGGGTGAGCGGCACCTTGCCTATGCGCTGGTCGATTCGCGCCACGATGTATTCCATCCAGCGATCATGCCACTCAGTCCGGGGGGAGGTTATGGGAATGCGTGCGCCGGTTAGCAGCTTGGGCTTCTTGGCTTCCAGATAGGGCACGTCCTCGCCGAGCACGATGTCGGTTACCAACTGCCAGACGCGAGAGAGTTCCGGCATATTGGTGAATCGGGAGAACCGCGTAACCTGCCTATACGCGCCCTGCACTGTGTACTCGAGGTCGTCGCCCTCCTCTGCGTAGGTGGCGGCCCACGAGTCGAAGTGTCGCAACCCTTCCCGATCGAGGATGTCGGGCATCAAGTAGCGCATCGTGGTCCAGAGCTCGGCGATGGTATTGGCAATCGGCGTGCCGGTGGCAAAGACCAGCCCACGTCCCGCATGTTGCTTCCCCAAGTGCCGTACCTTCACCAGCATGTCGAAGGCTCGTTGTGAGTCTGTGTTGGAGAGCCCCTTGATGCGTGTCTTCTTCGTGGCGAACTTGAGGTTCTTGTACATATCGGATTCGTCCACGAAGAGTTGGTCTATCCCCAGCTCGTCCCAGTAGATGTGAACGTCCTGGCGTTCCCGCAGCTCGGCAATCTTGACCTGCAACTTCCCTTCTGCTGTCGCAACGGCCTTCTCCAGCGCGTTGGCGGTTGTCTCGTCCATACCCTCCTGGCGGAGCTCCTGGGCCGCATCGCGCATCTGCTGAATGAGTTGCCCGCGGACCTCCCCATACAAGTCCGGACTGGGCTGCAGCTTGGTGAACTGGGACTGGGGCAGAATGACCGCATCCCAGTCGCCAGTCTGGATGCGCGCCAGCATCTGAGCCCGCTTGTCCGCAGCGAACTCGCTCTTATCCGGAGCCAAGATGCGAGCGGCCGGGTAGAGTCGCCCGAACTCAGTCACCCATTGCGAGAGCACCTGGTTGGGCACGACGTAGAGGTTCTTGCGAGCCAAACCCAGGCGCCGAGCCTCCATGCCAGCCACTATCATCTCGAAGGTCTTGCCGCTGCCCACCTCGTGGGCCAGCAGCGTGTTTCCCGTTGCGAGGATGCGCCACACAGCGGCCCTTTGGTGAAGCATTAGCTCGATCTCTGGGTTCAGTCCCGCCAAGCTCAGGTGCGACCCGTCAAACGCTCTGACGACCCACCTGTTGAAAGTGCGATTGTAGATGTCCACTAGCTCTTCGGCCCGAGTCGCGTCCTCCCAGACCCAACGGGTGAACTCTTCACGCAACGCCTGTGCCTTGGCTTTTGCGGCCGCCGTCTCCTCGGCATCGGTCTGGGTGTGCCCCTGGACGTCCTTGTAGGTTACTTTCACGTCCCTACTATTAGCGATGGCATCCACCAACCTGTACGAGGGTCTCAGCGCAGTCCCCCAGGTCTCGCTCTCCAGAATGTGGTCGCCCTGCCTGCTCCGCTTGCGCCCCAAGGGAATGACCCACTGGCCGGTAGACGGAACATACTGGGCGCGTGGCCGTCTCTCGCCCGTTGTCGGCAACCCCGTGACGTGACACAGAAAGTCCTCCATCACTACGTTGGGCAGCCAGGGGGCACCCAAGCCCACGCTGATCTCGCTCGCTTTCAGGGGCTCGGGTTGCACTCCCTCCAGGGCAGTAACATTCACCCTGAACTTGGGATCGCTCTCGGCTGCCTGGCGCGCCGCCGCCAGTTTGGTCACTACGTCTCCGGAGAGGTACTCGTCCGCCGTCAGCAAGGGGCCGTTCGGGTCGTCGTACACCAACTCACCCAGGGCCTGACGCGCCTGGGCTTCCGTGTTGCCCAGGAGTTCCGCGATACGGGCCAGGTCCGGTCGGCCCAACTCGTCCAGGCAGATCAACAATCCGTCCCGAGCGGTCTCGGCGGACTCCGCTCGCTTGGGGGTGCGAATAGTCCGGCGATAGAACACGTCTGCCTTGATGAGTGCTTGGTCGCTGGCCTTGAGCTTCTTCTTTGGCCGCGTCTTCTGAGCGCCCTCTTTCGTAACCGGCTCCCTCATCGCGTCGGCCATAGCCTCATCCCACTTCTCCAGGGCGAGAAGCGGGGCGCGTTGCACGGCCGCCATAGCTCTCCAGTTGACATCCCGGTGTAGAGCCCCGTGCTTGGCGGTGTACTTGTCGTACTCCTCGTTCAGCTTGGCCAGGGCCTCCTGGTAGTCTGTCTCGGGCCAGCCCTCGCGCTGCGCCGCGTACACGTCATCCAGCACCTTCAGAATGCGTAGCTGCCCCCGGATGCGAGGCTTGTTGGTGTTCGGGCTCCTTATCTCGGCCACCACAAACTCGCGGCCAACGCGCTCCAGTATGGTGACGCCGTCTTCCGAGAGGACGTAGGCTCCGGGCTTCACGCTCAGGTCTATGGGAGCAGGAACCGTGCTGGGGGCAGCCTCCTCGACGGCCCCCGCTGCTGGGTTGAGGGCGTTCTCGGGCAGGCGCGCCACTGCCTCGGCCAACTGCTCCGCGAGGACCCGGTCAGCCAGGGGCTCCACGGTATACTCACCGCCCCGGTACATGGCGCCGGTCATGGCCTCTTTGCCCAGGATGTTCTCGGGGTGGTTGTCGTAGTATTCGTTTCGAGCAACTTCCGCTGGCTCGTAGTAGCCCCGCCGGAACTTCCTCTTGGGCGACTTGAGCCACGCCTCGCCGCTGGCAGCTTCCCCCGGCTTCCGCTTCCGCAAGAAGATGATGTCGGTCACGACCTCCGTGCCGGCATTCTTCTTGAACGCGGTCTTGGGGAGCCGAACGGCCATCAAGAGGTCGGCCTGGTCTGCAAGGTGGGCTCGCAGCTTCTCGGTGCCCGTCGCGTCCATCGTCCCCTTGCTCGTGATGAAGGCCACCACGCCGCCCGGCCTGACCAGCTCCATGCTCAGAGCAAAGAACTGGTTGTGAATCTTCTCGCGTCGCAGCCAAGCCTTGCTTCTGTCCGAGAGCCAGTTCTGCACGATGAGGTTCTCGCCCGCTCCCGTGAAGGAGAAGGTGCCGAAGGGAACGTTGGAGATGACCAGGTCGAAGGAGTTGGGGCCGAGGCGGGTGTCCTCGAAGCCCTGTATGCGCACGTCGGCGCTCTGGTACAGTTGCTTGAGGAAGCGCCCCGTGAGGGGGTCTAGCTCTACTGCGGTGCGATCAGCCCGTGCCGCTACGTCCTGGGGCATCAGGCCCAGGAAGTGGCCCGCGCCTGCGGACGGTTCGAGCATCTGGACGCGGCTCAGGTTCTTGAGGCCCAACCGCTCCAATCCGTCCCACATGCCCTGGATCACTTCGGGCGAGGTGTAGAAGGCGTTCATCCGAGCGCGAGCGGCCCCTATGTACTCTTCCTCTGTAAGCACTTCGCGCAGGGCCCTATACTCGTCTCCCCAGTGCTTGCGCTTGGCATCGTCAGCAGCCCAGACGCCTTCCTCGTACCTGTACCCCCAGGGAGTGGTAAAGTCGCTGCCCGCCCAACCGGTGTACTTGACCAGGACGGCCTGTTCCTCGGGGGTAGCCTTGCGGCCTTCCTCCTCCAAGCGCTTGAGGAGCCTCACTGCCTCGATGTTGTCCCAGAAGCGGGGCTTGGGCGTGGCCTCACCAACCTGGTCGTCGCCGGTGATGCGGTAGTCTGGAGCAGGGGCAGCGGGTTCGGGGTGGCTTTGGGCCTGCGGAGTGGGGTTTACACCCGTAGCTGGAGCGCCACGTCCCTCATAGCCTGGGACCACGCGTGGAGCGGGTCGAACCCCTGCTTCCTCAACGTATCGTGGTAGCGGTGGGTGCGCTGGGCCCTCTCCAGGCTCAAGCTCTGCAACTGGCCGGTACTCACGCCCTCTGCGTACATCTTCGGCGCGTGCTCTTTCCAGTGCAGCCGTATCTTCAAGGCCAAGTCCTTCACCGGCAAGAGGTGGCGCAACTCCTGGCTCTGGTACAGCTCCTGGCTCTCCTGGTCGGACACTGGGCACCTCCTCTTCCATTATACCAGTTATCGGCTCGGGACGCAAGGGTTCAGGCCTCAGTTCTGGATAGTCGGCGAGTATGCCAGGGGCAACCTCCATGCCGGCGTCGAGTGCAGCACGGACAGCCCGCTCCTGCAACCTCTCGCGGTTGACATCTATCTTGCCGATGGGCACGCCACCTACCGCCTGGGGATAGGTCACGCGATACTCGCTACGCGGCGTGGTAACTGCCTCTCGGAACGCCTCTTGAGTGATGCCAAGCTCTTCCCAGGGCTTCCGGGCCTCGACCTCAGGTACAGGCGCAGCAGGCTCGACGGCGGCGGGCACCGGTGCCTCTGCTTCCGCTATCTCTGGCCGCCCCATGTCCTGATACAGCTTCGCGTCCTTCATCTCGGTTAGCTTGGCCTGCTCCGCCTCTATGAGCGCGTCCACCTCCTGCATAGCCCGACCTTCGTCATAGATGGCCATCTCATAGGCAGCGTCGTGGCGCTGCCGAAGCCCACGCAGCGTCTTCTCGCCCGTTCTGATAAGCGAGTTGAGGGTTCGTGGCCTAACGCTCAGGTAGCGGTTGCCCGCTCGGAGTCTCTCGAAGAATGCTCGCCGTCCGGGTGGTTCGGGTGTAGGTGCAGCAGGTGCCGGAACCTCCGCTGGTGGAGGAGGCTCGACAGGGGGCGCGGCAGGCTCAACGAATGTCCCCTTGGGGCCAACCACACGCCCTTCCAAGTCCTGAAGCTCCTGTATGACCCTGGTCGCATTCGCCTCAAGGGTGGCAACCCTTTCGGGTCTCTGCCCTACAGAGACCTCATCCCGCGCCTCAACCACAAGCTGAATGGCGGCCTGGATACGCTGAGGGGAATCCCACTCCTCTGGTATCGCAGCCAAGGCCACGTACACTGCTTGATCATCCTGCCCTGTTTCGAGGGCTCGTCGTATTCTGCTCTCCCACCCCAGGCCCAACTTAGCCCCTACCTTGGGCTCCTCCTCTGGCGGTACCTCCTCCTCCGACACTGGCGGCCCAACCGCGCCGCGCTCCTCCACGCGGAGCCCCTTCATCCGCTGCCAGATAGCCTCCAACGCATCGCGGAAGGCGCTCTGGCCGGTGTGATACTTGGCTACGTCGTCCAGCGTGGGGGATAGAGAGAAGGTGCGCTGGATCGCCTGCCCAACTTCCTCAACGACCTCGGGCGGAACTACCGAAGGCGCTGGAGGGGGTCCAGCGGGCGGTGCGCCAGGAGGGGGAGGAGCAACCAGCCCCCGCACTGCCTCTGCCGCTGCTTCTGCGGCCGGAGCCGCCTTGGGCGTGTACCACTTCTCCAGCAAACGCCTCCACCAACTCCCGTTGGGGTCTATCTGGTCAATCGCCGCCATAGCCCCCAGGTTCTGGTAGGTCGCCTGCTGCAATATGTCCGCGGTGCCCCGCTCGATCGCCTGGTACGCCTCGGCACTGATAGCCGGAAGCTGCTCGCCGTAGAGGATCGCGTGCGAGGTGGCTCGGATGTCCTCGGCACTGATGGGCTGCCCCATGCGAGTGAACCGCTTGGACAACTTCTCCGCGTTCTTGCCGATCTCACTGAAGGCCCTATCTCGCGGGTCGTCCCTGGCTATCTGGAACCACTTGCGTACCTTCGCAACCTGCGACGCCTTCCCGACCAGCCCAGCAATCCCACGGATGGCACCGTAGGTAACGACCATTGCAGCCAGTTCTTCCGGCTCTGCCGTGGCTATCCTGATCCCGTACAGGCTACGGCGCACAGCCGTTACCGCCTTCGCCGCCGGACCTGCCGTGCCCGCAGTCGCTACACCAAACCAGAGGATCGGGTCGGCCAGAAACCCCGAAGCCACTTGCCACAATACCGGGGACTCCTCCTGCACCTTGTTGTACTTCTCGATGTTCGCCTGTACGTGGCTGGGAAGGTCCTCGATGTCCTCGAAGGGGTTGATGTAGGCACTGACCAATCCGATAGGGCCTATCGGCTCCTTGCCCGTTAGAATGGCCCAGGTTCGGCCCAGCACTGGCTTCATGGCACGGTGCCCAGTCAACGCCCCGTATTCCGCCGCCTGCAGCACTCCCTGTGCGGGCACATTCGCCTGAGCCATCTCTGCGAGCGCCGTTAGTCTCGCGGGCACCTGGGGGTAAGTCGGAGCGGCCAGACCACCATAAGCCGGGATCGGTACTGGCCCTATGGGGGGCTGCGCCCTGGTTCGCTGAGTCCACTCTGCTAGAAGGTCTTGGGGCCTGCGTTCGCCCGTGACCATCTGCGCACCCATCCCAATGAGACCAAGGGGATACTGCAAGACACGCTTGGGTGTGAACTGGGCCAAGAGGTCGAAGAACTGCGCGCCCCAACGGGGCCTCGTTGGCTGCACTGCTTGAGGTTGCTGCACAGGCGCTACGGGTTGCGGGGCAGGCGCTATCGTCGGTTGCGGCGCAGGCCGAGGCGTGAACGGCCTTGGCTGCATGGGAAGCCGGGGAGCCTGTGGCGGCGCCGGCATCTCTGGATGCCGCGGAGGCGTGGGCGCAGGTGTTGGCACCACCGGCTCCCGCTCGCGGCGCTCATGGAGGTCTCTGTCTTCCCAGAGCCAAAAATCCGTGATAGCCACCTATACCCTCACGCTTTCTAAGTAACCCCTGATGCTCTCCAACGCCTGCGGCAATACGAACTCTGCGCCACGTCCGGTTGCCCAGTCAACAAGAGTCGCTGCCCTCTTGCTGCGATTGCAGCGCTTACAAGCAGGAAGAATGTTCTCCACAACATAACCCCCACCCGCACTCACAGGCACAAGATGTTCCTGCTCGAAGAGTACGTCGCTTGCACCGCAATAAGCGCATGAGTAGCCAAAGTAGCTTAGCGCCCCTTCCCACTGAGTCTCGGTCAGTGTTGCGGGCAAGCCAGCTTGCAGAGCCTGGCGTCTTTCCTGGGCGGCCCTCTTCACTGCACGCCCGCGGTCTGACTGGCGATACCTCTGCTCGCGAAGGTACGTCTCTTGCCGATGTTCCTCTGCATACCTTTTCTTGTCTAATCGAAGCTCTTCCGCGTGCTTCTGGCGATAGGCCACCATAAGCAGCCGAATCTCTTCTTTGTGCTCTTTGCGATACTGCTTAGCGTATGCTTTCAGCTCCTCCTGATGTTCTTGACGGTAAGCAACGTTGTAGACTCGGATCTGCTCTCGATGCTCAGAACGCCATTTGCGCGATTTCGCTTGTATCTCTGCCGCGTGCTCTCGCCGATACTCTCGCATGTGTTCGGGGTGCTCATTGTAGTATCTTCGGGCGCGTGCTCGCTCTTCCTCTCTATGCTCTGCTGCGTACCTTCGCCCATTGGCTCGCAGTCTTTCTCGATGCCTCTCCCGATACCTACGATCACGCGCTCGCTTCTTCTCTCTAGCGGTGAGATCACTCACCACCCACCTCCAAACCAGCTAACGGGCGCGACTTGCCCACCTGTCGGCCCGGCCTTCTGCATCATCTGCATCCAGTCAGGTGCCCAGCCCCCGCCACTCTCGACTGCACCGAGTAGCATCTCCTTCTCGGCCGGGGTCATGTTGGCCCACTGGTCGGGTCTCACCAACTGGGGCCTGGCCGCAAGCTGCTGGTAGAACGCCTGCCCCCAAGCCGGTATCGCGGGTGCGTTGCCCAGGGCGATGCCCTCAGCAGGAGGCTGTGCAACGGCAGCGGGTTGTGGAAGCCCAGCTTGCTGGGCAGGTACAGCAGCCGCGCCTTGGAACGGTGCGACGCCCAACCCTTGCGCAACCTGCTGCGCCCAGCCGGGGAACTGGGTCTGCTGCGCCGCCCTCAACGTGTTCGCGTACTGCACCCAGTCCCGAGGCCCGCGCAGCGTGGACATGAGCGTGAGATAGTCCATCCCCAACTGGCCCTGGCCGTACTGCTCCGCCCACGATTGTTCTCGCTCCCATTCTGCGCCGCCGCGCTCGAACTCCGCCGACCACTGTTGGGCCGCACGCTCCGACTCCGTCGTGCTCAGGCCAAACTCCTGCTCCCACTGCTGCGCCGCCGTCGCCACCTGCTGCTCGGTGAGGGTGAACTCGCGCTCTCTCAATGATTGCTCGATACCCCACTGGCGGATGGCCTCCGTATCAAGACCCTGCGCCCTGGCAAACTCTGCGTTCCACCGCCGTTTATCTTCCACGTCGAGAGTGGAGAGGCGCCCCTGTTGGATGTTGAACTGCCGAATGGCCTCGTCGTCCAGACCCTGCGCGCGCATGAACTCCTCGTTCCAACGACGAGTGTCCTCAGCAGCGACGTTTACCTGTTCGTCAAACTCCGCCACCCAGCGGTCTTGAGCCTGCTCATCAAGCCCCTGCAACCGCAGAAACTCCTTTTGCCACTGGTCCCTAGCGTCCTTAGCCAGCGCCAGGCGATCATCACGTTCGTCTTCCCACTGCGAATATGCTTGCTCATCCAATCCCTCTGCTCGCGCAAACTCCAGCCCCCATTGCCTGCGCGCTTCGGCGTCGAGACCCACAACCCGGTCATGTTCGGCCTCCCACCGATCCTGCGCTGCCTGGTCGAGACCCTCGGCACGGAGAAAGTCCAACCCCCACTGGCGATCACCCTCCTCATCCCTTGCCTTCTGATAGGCAAAGGTGTCCTCCCACTGTTTTATGGTCTGATCGTCGACGCGCTCCGTTCGAGCAAACTCAGCCTCCCAGCGGTCTAGCGAGCTCTCATACATTTCGCGCTCAAGCGTCGGTTGGGCTTCACCAGCACCAGGGTCGTAGTCTTCTGCGGACGGCGGCGGCGGCTCTATCCAGTTCGCGGCACCAGCATACTGGAGAGGGTCAATGGCCCCAGCCTGCTCATAACCCTCGTCGCCAGGACGGATAATGTTGCCGTCAGGCCCCATGCGCTCCTGGGTTATGCTCAGCCAGTTCTCCATGCGCTGAATAGGCGTGCCCTGCCCCTCTCCCCAGTTCTCGTTGTAGAACTCCTCGATGTCGTACCGGTGAGAGTAGATGGCCTCCATCGCTTCGTCTCGCCCAGGCCCCGCCTGTGGCGCTGCGGGCTCAATGTAGCCCGTGGCTATCCCGCGCTGTAGCTGGTCGTTCAGGTAGGCCATGAGGCTCTGAAGCTGCTGTTGCGTCCAGTTGTAGCCACCAAACACGTCTGTCATGTCTCACCTCATCCCAGGCGTTACAAATCCAATGTTACAAAGCTCAGGGGCCAAACCTCGCCAGGGCCGACTGGATCCATTGTTCCATCTGCTCCGCACTCGGCGGGTTGGCCACACCCAACGGCTGCGGCCTGTACTGCAACCCCGCGCTGGCATACATGCCCTGCACAGGGCCCCCTCGCTCGAACCCCGGCGCGTAGGTCGTGCCCCTGGGCAGCGCGTAGGGCATCCCCTGCCTCCACACCTCGGCCTGCATCGCAGCTACGGCCTGGCCCAGGCTGGCGGCCATCTCGCGCTGCTGCTGCTCTCTCTGCAAACGGGCCTGCTCCGATTGTTGGGCCAGGCTCGCGGATTGGTACTGCGTCATCTGCTCGTAGGGGAGCCGCCCCTGGGCTAACTGCGCTTGGCGATAGGCTTGGGTCTGCGACGCCATCTGCTGGCTCAGGGCAAACTCCGCCCAGTCCAGTGGCGTGTCCTGCGCCCCGGCCGTGGCCCTGGGTAGCAGCCCCGCTCCGATGCGCTCGGCACGCGCCCTCTCCTCCTCAGACAGATACTGGTAGGATTCCCCGGTGAGGGCCTGCATCATCTGGGACTGGTAAAGGGCGTAGAGTTCATCGTCGTCCATCGCCAGACCCGGCATCTGCTGGCGAAGGGCCTTGATTATCGCGCTTCTCTCTTCCGCCTCCGCCTCACCAGGCCGATAGCGGGGAAGCTCCCCTGCCCTTGGTCCGGGTGGCATTTGCTGCGTAGGCCCGCCGAACCCAGGCAGGCCATAGCTGCCTGTGGGCGGAGGCGTGGTGGGGCCGGGGTAGATGGTGGGGTCAATCCCCGCGCCGCCAGCCCCCCCGAGGCGCTGCGCGGCCGGTCTCGGTCGCATAGCATGCTGGAGCCATCTGTCCATGTACGGCATCACTCACCTCCTGGCGCAGAGCGTAGCTCGCACCCTCATGTCGCACAACCAGCCCTGCCCGTACTCATCTAGCGCCTCTTGAAGCAAGCGTCTCTCGTTGCGGATAATCACCTCCGGGACCTGTATCTTGATCTCGAGCTTCAGGCGTTCATTCCGCTCCACTAGACGGCAGGTGGTGTACCACTCACGCCAGGTTAGCATCGCCCACTCCGGTCCCCCCCAACGCGCTCTCCAACCGCTTGTCCATCACTTGCGCGTACTTGACTGCGGCCCCCCACCCATGCTTCCGAACTCGCTCCTGCCACGCTTGCTCATCGCCGCGCATCAGCGTGTAGTCTCGCATCTGCTCTCGGCGCGACAACTTGACCGCCCGGTAGGGAATGGGAGCCTCGGGGAAGGACTCCACCTCGGCCACCAAGCTCTGGGTCAGAACGTCTACCAGTTGCTCGATCTCGTTGGTTGGCTTAGGCATCTTCACGCGCCATTCTCAGCGCCTCCACGCGGTCTTGCCAGGTTGTCTTTCGCCGCTTCCAACCTGGCACCCACCCACGCATGATAAGAATCTCGTTTAGACAGGCCAACACGTACTCCTGATCCTCCCCCAGATCTTCATCAGTTACCTCCTGGATCGGTAGCTGCGAAGCGATCTCGCGTGGCAAGGTCGCCTCTGGCATCACAAAATCAAGGTAGGGCAACATCCCATAACCGCAGTAGCCCCCCTTGGGGCCAGCCCGTCTAGGCGCCAGTATCCCACCTCAGCAGCTTCTGCCCAGCTCCGTCTTGAACGAAGCAAGGCGTGATCTCGCTGAGTACGTAGCCGTTCCGAACTGGCCCCACAGGCAGATCATCGTGCTCGACGACAAGCAGCAGGTCGTAGGTCACAGGCCAGCGTATCGAAGGCTCCACACTCAGAGCGTGGATCGTGGCATCCTCGGGCAATCCTAGAAGCTCGCGCAGGCACTCTGGGGTAACCCTGAACCGCGCAGCCTTGGTCATGGCTCGCCCTCCTGCCTTGCCAGCACCTCGGTGAGCGTCTCCAGATGCTTTACGAGCTTTGCGAGGCTGACGCGCCGCCGCAAGCCCTTGAGGATAGGGATATTGTCCCCTGTGCCCGTACCTTCCCTGAGCGTCAACAGCTCCCTGTACTCTTCCTTAGTCAGCAGCACCAGGAACTCGTCATACATTGTCGTTTCAGGCACCAGAAGGCCTAGAACCTTCATCGCTTCCTCCGCTTCCGCGCCTTGCTCGGATGATGAACGTTGATTCCCAGCGCCGAGAGGTGCGCCTTCGCCTCTGCCACAGTGCGGTGCGTCTTCTTCAGCACCCACCCGGAGGCGCGCTTCACCTGTACCTGTCGCCGATTCTTAGGGTTCAGTCGGAATGGCATGTCTACCTCCTCACTCTGCCATCAACCGTCGTCCCTCGTCGCAAGCAGTGTGGGACTCCGCGAGCACATGCCCCCGATTGGATGCATGATCGCAAGTACACACGCCGACCCGCAGAGCCGCCGAAAACATAGGAGGCACCACACCCTTGTGCTGGTAGGTCTGCACGATTTGCCATGCTGGACACTCAGCACAAGTACGTGTCGCACGACCGTCGTACTGAATGGCAGTCATCTACTCACTCCCCCTTCGCCGCGTCCCCGGCTCTCGTCCCCCCGCTACGCCCGAGGGCATAGGCCGTCTACCGACCCTACCAGGCGCAGGCTGTCGTGGTGCGGCTTGCACGCCAGGTGCTGCCATCACGTCCCCAGCCGTTGGCCCCGGCCTCATACCCAGTTGCCCCGGCTGCCCTCCACCTGGCCCTGCCGGAGGCGGCATCCCACCACCTCCAGGCGGCCCACCCGCACCCATCGCCCCTTGGATGAGCTCTATCATCGCCTGAATCACCACGGCCAACGGCACTCCCTGCTGCTGCGCGATCTGCAAGAGCTGCTCTACCAGCATCTCAACCGGCACGCCGAGCTGCTGGGCGATAGCCTGAACCACGGGCACAAGCTGAGGCGGCACCTGGGCCATCACGCTTTGCCCTGGGATCGCTGGGCCTCCTGGCATCGGTGGACCTGGCGGCGGCCCCATCATCCCGCCAGGTGGCGGGGCTGCCTGCATAGGCCCCATCGGTGGAGCCGTCGCCGAACCTGTCATCCCTCCAGGAGGTGGCCCTGCCATAGCCGCAGGCATCGAAGCCCCAGGAGCAGGACCCGCCATCGCGCCAGGAGGAGGTGCTCCCACTGTGGGAGGCGGTGGAGCCGCTGCCTGTGCCCCTGCCTGCTGCGTCAGCACCTTCACCAACGCGGGCGGCAACGTAGGCAACGCCCGCTCCAGAGCGCCAGCGGATAACCCCTGCTCGGCCAGCTTGAGCCCTGCTCGCTTGATCGCCTCGGCGGTCAGGAACTGCACCACGTCCGGCTGCTCCTTCCAGCGATCGAGGAGAATCTTGCGCATCTCCTCTTCGGGCTGCGGAATGCCAATCATCTCCATCGCGCCGTAGCGGGAGCGAATGCCGCCGCCCACCTCGTTCAGAGCCTGGGAGCTCCGCGCATAGGTGTCGGTGGGCATCAACGGATTCAGCTTCACCCGTACCTGCCGGTAGCCCTTGAGGTCGTCAGGGCTCAGGCTGATCCAGCCCTTCTGCTTGCCGTGCGCGTAGACGTGGAGAGTCTGCTTCACCTGGTACTCGATGATGTCGAAGAGCCTCATCACCTGCTGCTCGAGGGCACGCTCCGCGTGTGCGATGATGGGCTTATACCGCATCCGCGCTGCGGCGATGAGCTGGTTAATGGCGTAGCCAGACTCCCCCGCGGACTGCCCGTACATGCTGTCCGATAGCCCGGCGCGCTCGACCACACCCATCAGAAGCTGCAACGCCTCGTCAGCATCGGGACCATTTCCCTGCCACGTCAGGAAGCTGAGCTCCTCATCCTGGTACAGGATTACGGGAACTCCAGGATGAATCTCGATCTGTCGCAGAGGTAGGTTGGCCCCCTCCTCGGGACTCACACTCTGCCCGACCGCAGTCTGCTTGAACACGGGCGTGGGCCAGCACCACAGGCGCACAGCGGTGAGCTTTTGGGAGAGGACCCGGTCTCTCGCGGGAATCACGTCTCGAACGGGATAGAGCACGCCGTAGCCGATCTTGCCAGGCTCGTTGATCGCCGCGCCGAGCCCCAGCGCATAGGCGTAGGGAGGGGAGCCGTACTCGTGCTTCTGGTGATGGACTATGTGGCCCTCGACTGCGTAGGTGAGATACTCGTTCCCCCAGTACTGCTGGAACTTGACCGAGCCTTCCTTGCCCGCGAGCCTGCTCAACTCGTGCAAGTCAGGCCTGTCTACGTTCCAGCGATCTGTCCGGAGCGTCAGCACGTCGCGCTCGTCAACCTCCAGGATGCCCTCAAGCCCGAACTCGCCCCACAGCGGGTACACGGTCAGCGGGTCGAGCCAGTTCCAGGCGATGGGGAGCGGCTTGCCCCGCTTCCATGACTCCGTGCGCTCGTCGTACTCGTCATCAGTCTCCCCCTGCTTGCGTCGGCGTCGGGGGAAGCCATGCCAAAGCTGCCGCGCGTACAGCATCCTCATACAGCCGTGGCCATCCGCGATCAGGGTCTCCACGAACTTGTCCGAGACGTCCGTGTCAGCCTGCTTCTCAAGCTGGTCGAGCGCGGTCAGAGCAAATCGCTCCATCAGCGACGCTTGCTCCTCGGCGTCGGCCTTCTCGGAGGCGGGTGGCACGGTGATGGTGAGAGGATCAGCGGTGAGCGTGCCGGTCATGCGCTCGATGATCTGGTGGCCGTCGGGGATCTGGATGCGCTCCGGCTGCATCGCAGCGGGCACGTCGGGGACGTTCTCCATGAACCGGAGAGCGCGGAGCTCCTTGATGATGCGGTCGCGCTCGCTCCAGTCGTCCTTGAGCCGCTCTTCGATCTCGGCGATGTTCGGCGCCGGCTTGCTCTCAGCCATCCCGCGTATCTCCTCCCAACAAAAAAGCCCCACCTTCACGGTGAGGCCGTTGCCGGCGTGACCGTGGAAATGGGGCCGAGATCAGGTAATCTGATGTGGGCCGTATGCGGTTGCTACTGCGTGCTACGTGATGATGATGCTCTCGTTAGGCCTACGTGACCCAGGTATCCAGATGGCACCACTTGTCGCGCTAGACACGTCGCGGTCACAATCCGCCGCCCCTTGACGCACCTTCTTCAACCAAGATTCCAATGCGCGAGCCTGACCCATTAGGTGCCGGCGCTGTTCCCCAAGTGCATGAATCTGTCCCTTTAGGTGGCGAAGTTGTTCCTGAAGACAAGGAACCTGCTCCTGCCCGCTGTTCGCCTTGTCCATCACGAGAAGCCGCTCCGGCGCTATCTGGAGAGGGCCATCACACGTAGGACAATACCCAGTTCCTTCCGTAGGATACCAGATGGTACAGTTCGGGCAGAACCAGCGAGGTCTGCATTCGCCACTCACCTAGTTCCTCCTGAAGCGAATCGAGACTGGCCGCAGCTTCGCGCGCGGTGCCACGAAGCCGAAGTTGGCCACCAGCCCGTATGCCCAGGCCTTCATGCAGTGGTTGTCTACGTCCCAGGGCAACTCACGCACTGGTCGGTTCTCCTTGATCTCGTGATACTTGTACTGGCCGTACTCCCAGATGGTCTTGACGCATCGCGGGTCGTGGTACAGTCGCGGCTTGCCTGTCCCCGGGTCTCGCAGGAACGTCCGGTGGCGGAGTATCCCGTCCGGGATGCCGACCGGCTGAGAGACAACCGGTAGGCCCGTGAGCCGCTGCCATATCTCCACCTGGCTCTCCATGCCTGGGTGCTGGCGTCCGGCAACGTCTATCACCACCCCGTTCACGTTCTTCCACCAGGGCCTGGTCTTGCACTCCAGGATAACCTCTTGAACGGTGCGCTGCGTCCAGTACACCTCGTCAATCTGGTAGACCTCATGCGGCTTGTCCTGGGAGAACTGCACCACCACCACGGCGTAGGCGCCCGCATACCCTGGGTCAATCCACAACTGCACGGGGCGCTTGGCGTCAAACGGACAGCGCTTCACGTGCGTGGCGTGGGAGAACTCCTTGAACACGAGGGTGGCCGGGGGACACGGCACAGCGCCAAACCGCTCCTGGAACACATCGGGCGGGTACGTGGCCTCTAGCGCCTTGATCTCGGGATCCTGCCGCCCACCCGGGTAGATGGCTAGATTGCTCCAGGTCGGCACGCTGAACGACGCGCCCCCGTCGTTGTTCGGAGCCTGCCACGCCTGCCATACGTCGCTGTACCACGTCGAGCCGTGTTCGAAGGTCCCTATCAGCAGGAGCGGCGCTCGCTTCTCGGCCACACGCCCACGCAGGCGCAGGAAAGCCTCGTAGGGTTGCTGGGCTGCCTCGGCCATGATAATGCCATCGGGGGCCTCACCCGCCAGAGTGCGCACGTCGCTGGCGGTCCGGGTTAGCACCAGGTGCCCGCGCGTGGTGATGAGACGGCACGGGCCGTTCCTCGGCATGGAGAGGGCCTTCTGGTCGAGCATGCCACACTTCTCAATGGCGGGAATGAGGTGGCGCATCTCGGGCCTGGCCTGCTCGTAGTCGGGTCCAACGATCCAGTACAAACCGGGGCCGTCGGCGGGCCGGAGGGCCAGCCAAGTGGCGAGTTCCTCAGCCGCCAGTCGGCTCTTGCCGGCGCGTTCTCCCCCAGACACGAGGCGTATACGCGCCGCACTATCATGCACCGGCTGCTGGGCAGCAGTAGGCCCGTAGCCGGTGTGAGACCACACCAAGCGGTGGGCTTGGCGGGTCAAGGCTCTATGTTGACGCAGCGTCGCTTGAGGTGTCGTCGGATTCCTCCTCGCTCATGCTGCGATACAGTTCGCTCAGTTCAGACAGCAGCTCGCGCTCCCGCGCGTCCATCGCACCCACCTGGATGATCTGGCGCTCGACCGGACGGCCGATGAGATAGTTCGCTAGCCACCTCCGCGCCGCTGTGGCCTCAGGTCCAGTGCCCTGCCCATCCTTCACGGCCCGCTCAACTATTTGCTTCCAAGCCTCCTTGTCAACAACGGAGTACATCGCCTTGAGGTAGCGCAACTCGACAGGCCGCGCCTTACGGCCAGGTCCACCCCGGTTGCCCTTAGCCGCCTGGTTCCCTGGTAGGAAGCGCCCACACGCATCTCGTTCCGTCATCACCGTGTCTATACACCACTCCTCACGTCTCACCCACCACAATTCTACCACACTATCTGCGCCAATGCAAGAGTTCCTGCCTGCTTCCTTGCAAGATACACGGCATCTCGCGTACCTTTCCGCAGTCCCGCACCTATCGCGTGGCACCGATGACCTCCAGGGCTTCCTCGGCGGAGCGAACCACGACAACGAGGCCGGGCCAGCGTTCAGCGAAGCGTCGCTCGGAATCAGTGAGCTTCCCGTCCTTGGTCTTGATTTCGAGCATGTGTATGGTTCCCCGGAACCAGCAGAAGACGTCGCAAGGGACGTGCAGACGCAGCACGTAGGCTCCCACCGCCTCCAGCGCATCCACGATCTCCTGCTCGTTGGTGTCGCGGCGCTTGCCTGCCCAGGCAGGGGTCGTCATCACGCCTCACCAACCCTTCCCAGCAGCCTGCTTATCCTCCACTTCCTGCACCATACGCTCAAAGGATTCTAGCGTGAGCACATCCTCTGGGTTGTGCTCGAATCGATCGAAGCCATAGCGCTCCTCTGTCTCGTCTCCTCTCTTCGCCGCGGCACAAAGGGCCAACAGCCAGAACCCGACCCAGACACCTACTATCCCGGACAGAACCACTGCCCACAGCGGATACATTTTTATCTCCTCCTTTTGCGATGGTACCTGCACCCCGGATGCTCGACGACCAGCACATGCCCGTAGTGCTGGCAATCCTCCCGCGAACACCAGCCCATGCCATAGGTGTTCGCAATCCTCCTGTACGAACGACAGTTCTCGCAGCGTTTCGCTGGCTGCTTTCCCTTTTCCATCTGGGAGGCACGCAGGCTGGTCATGGCGTCGGACTCCTTTACCCGTAACATGTTACGCTTACAGCCGTAACTGTTATAGAGGAGAGGGGGTAACGTAACACCCTCTCTTAAGGTGTTACGGTGTTACGGTTCGCACTCGAAACGTCCCCCAACCGTAACATCGACTCAAAATGGGATCGGTTCTTGCTTGTGAGAAGAGCCGGAATCATCTTCGTCTGACCGCAGCCCCCACGTTTTGGCCCTGCCCTTTTCGCTGACCGGTATCATGTCCTTCATGCGATGAATCGTCGTTTTGACGGAACCAGGATTTGCCTGCAGTTCGTCCGCGTATTCTTTATATGTCGCCGCCCCGCCCCTTGCCATGCTACGGATGCGCGTGCTCAAAGGCATATGCTCGGCCAACTCTGGGACCCCCTCAACCGAGAACTCCGACAATCGCAGGGTCATTTCGCCTTCTTCTCCAAAAGTATACCGGATGCCCCGTGGCGCGAATCGTCGCCCGAAATTGATTTTCGTCTGGTAGAAAGCGACCTCCAGGAGGTCGTCTGAACCTATCATGGCGCGCCGGGCGAACCATGTGGCGCGCGCGGTGTTGGTGGTCATCACGCTGCCGAAGGGCCGGGGGAGCCCCTTGCGCTCCGTCTCGGCTTTGGTGATGTGGGAGATGATGAGGGAGGTCAGGCCCCCCAGCCCCCGTATGGCGTTGAAGAATTGGAGCACTGTTTCCGCCGATTCCGGCTCGCCGCCGCAGGCCGGGATCATGCTGTCCACGACCAGCAAGCCGACGCCGTGGCGGTCTATCTCCTCC